TATGTATTAAATAACACTAAAAATAATTATTATTATGTATTTGATAAATTATACGAATGTTTTCGACCAAATATATTTACTATTTTTGAGAATATTATCAAATTAAAAAATACTGCAAAAATAAATAGTGTAATATTATATAGTAATAATAATAATGAAAATTTTGTAAATATTGTTGTTGATTATATTCATAAAAAACTTAATGCTAAACTTTTTGATAAAATTATAACAATCTCTCATCCTAAAAGAACTTCAACTAACAAAAATATAAATGAATTAATTGAATGTTCGGATGGGTTATTAAATAATGAAACAAAAATTTGTTTTATTGATGATAAGATGTATGATGATATGAAAAAGTCAAATCAGGTTTTTTACATTCGATGTGAGAAATATAAATATTATGTAAAAGATAGTTTAATATTTAAAAGATTTGGTATAAAAAATAACTCAAATACAAAAAATGAATATTTACTTAGTTACAGAAATTATATCAATTTATCTGAACAAATAAATGATAATATAAATTATTTTGTTTATAGAATATCTGATGTTATTAATAAATAAAATATTTAATTATTATAACTTAATTCTTCATAAATTCAATATAAATAAAAAATGAATATTCTTTCAGCCAAAATTATGGATGAATGATAAATACTCAAACATATTAAGAAAGAATATGATTAAAAATTATAAAATTGAATTGAATCATATATATAGTATTTTTTTATAAAAAATGTCTTTATCAAATTCATTATCAAAAAAATCGAATGGAATGTTTTATTGTATTGGAGACCCATATTATAGAAGTTTTGTTGTAAAAGAATATTTCGGAAAACAAACCGAATGTCTTGAAAAAATTTCTATTCGAAAATATATAAATAATAAAATAAGATCATTTAATACAAATTCATATATATATGACGATAAAATAGCTAAATTTAATATAGAATTAATTCAAAATAAACAAGATGAAATTAATCAATATGAAAATTATACCTTCTTTAATGATTTATATGAAAGAATTGATGAGTTATTTAATATTTTAAAGTCAAAAGATGAAGAAATTAAAATATTAAATGAAAAAATAGATAAATTAGAGAAAAATAATTTGGTAAAAGTAGAAAAAGATTAAACAGTTGAATATAATTCAATATAATTCAATATAATTCAGTTAATGTTCTTGCACTGGCATCTGTTGCATTTACATATTTTGGCATCCAAAAAAATGGAATAATATTTTCTGCACCTTTATAATATTTTTCAAATAAATAACGATAATATTTTTGTTCTTTTGTTGTAGGTGGATTATGATTATATTCAATATTTTCATCAAAATCATTAATTGTCATATTCTCTAATTTAGATTGAATGATTTCATACCATGAACGTTGTAATCCACTTACACCATCACTAAATGCCTCTTTTTTACGTTGTAAAACACATAACGGTAATAAATCTGGTTCATATTGTTGAATAATTTCACGAATTATATATTTCTCTGGTTTATTATTTATTTTGTGACATCTTAAACTGGTTGGATAATAAAAATAAGAACTCACAAATTCTTTATCTAAATATGGTGTTCTTGGTTCTAACCCGTGACTTGAAATAGATTTATCACTTCTTAATACATCAAAATGATGAATATAATTTAATAATCTTTTACATTCATAATCAAACTCCAATTCATCTGGGCAAGCGTGTAAATATAAATATCCACCCATTACCTCATCTGCACCATCTCCATTTAGAACAACCTTTGCATCACTATGTTCTTTAATATATTTACCAATTAACCAATTTCCAACACTTGCTCTTACAGTTGTTGTATCATAACTTTCAATATCTTTTATAACGTTTGGAATGGCATTAAAAAAATCATCTTCAGAACAAATAATTTGTGTATGTTTACTTCCAATATGTTCAGCAACTAATTTAGAAAATTTTAAATCTTCTGACTCAGGTAATCCAATACTATAGGTTTCGATTTGATTACCTGTTAATTCTCTATAAAATCTTGAAGCAAAAGCAGCAACAAGACTACTATCTAAACCACCAGATAATAAACAAGCTAATGGTCTCTCCGATGTAATTACTCTTTTATAAACTGCTTTTTTCAAAGTTTCATAAATATTTTTTTTATTATTCTCTAATTCATCTAATTCTTCAAATTGTGACGATGTAGATGAAAAATCATCTTTAAACATTTTAAACATTTTATATTTTATTTCAATAAATTTATCATTAATATAATCATATTGAATAAATGTTCCAGGAACAACGTGTTTTAATTCAGTTAAATCATTAAATAAATTAAGAGGAGCAACATCTGAAGAAAACATATAAATATCATTGACATAAGTTACATATAATGGTCTTACACCATACGGGTCTCTGTAAGAAACAAAATTATTATCCTTTTTATTATAAATAATAAATGCAAATTCTCCATCTAATTCATTAATAAGTTCCATACCAATTAAATCATATAGATGAATAATTACTTCACAGTCACTTTGAGTAGTTACTTCAAGTTGATATTTTTCAATTAATTCTTTATAATTAAAAATTTCACCATTACAAATTAAAACATAATCTTTATAGTATATTGGTTGGTCTGAAATATTGTTTAATCCATTAATAGCAAGACGATGAAACCCAAGATAAATAGAATTATTATTAAAACTAACAAGTTTGGAAGATTCTGGACCACGTTTTGAACCTAATTTAAAATATTCATTGATGATTTCTTGAGAAGGTAGATTAGGACCAAATAAAGCAAAGATGCCGCACATATTCTTAACTATTAATAATTATGTTAAATCTTTAATTTATTATATCAGAATATTATAATGAATTTACAGAATTTAGATTATGACAATGAATTAAATAATCGTTTAAAAGATAGATGGTTTCCGTCAGATAATTTACAACCATTATATGATATTAGGCCAGTCTCAACCAAATACACATGGTTTCAAACAGTTGAAGAAACACCTAATTCAAAAGTAAATACACTTAAATATTTACCTTATACTCCTTCAAAAGTATTTAATCCTGGAAGTAGAGCACCAAGTGATTTCTTTTTATCATCAATTGATCAAGAATCAAGATTAAGAAATCAATTTATGGCATTACAAAAAGGAGATCAAGCGGTTTATGTTCCTTGTACTCAAAGTGATTTATATCAAAATCCGATGGATTATGATAAAAGTAAAAATATAAAAGAAGTAAATAATATTCAATCGAGAGAACATAAAGTACCAAATATAAATACAGAATTATTTCATAATCCAACTCGGACAAATATAAGAAAATAAATAAAAAAATAATATAAATAATATAAAATGTATTATGAGTTTATGATTAATAAAGACAAATCAAAAGACAATGTTTCATCTCAAATAAAAGAAGAATATAATAAAAATGAAGTAATAACTGTTTTTCATTCAATGTTACAACCAAATGCTTCTATAAAATATTCTTTGTATCACTTATATGAAGAACCATTTCATAAATTTGCAAGTGATATCACAAAAATCACAAAAATAATGAATTATTCTTGTGATACAACACTTCCGGATCCACCTTTTATGGAAGATGATAAAAAAATATTATTAAAACCAAAATTAAAATCAATTACAATTAGTGAAATGTTTAATAAAGTAAATAAAGCAGAATAAAATAAGAATAAACGCACAATATAATAAGATATTTCAAAAAATCAAAATATCAAAATATCTTATTATATATATGAAAAAAACATTCAAAAAACTTTCTTGTAATCCAAAACATAAAAAAACAAGAAAACATTATTCTTGTTATGATGATAAAACACTTCATTTATTAAAAGATATATGGAATAGAAAACATCCAGATAAAAAGATTACAGTAACAGAGAATGAATCTATATGGAAAGAATTACAAAAAAAATTAACAGAATGTAGTCACGAAATATGTTTTATGGAAAAATTAGTAGATAGTAGAAATGATACAGAGAAATTTAAAAAAGAATTTTTTGCTCCTATTGCACCTCAAAGTTGGAATAAAAATATAAATCAATGGTTAAGTAGTTTAGATATAGAAGCAGTATTAAAACAATATGAAGAAGCATTTCCTGAATTTAAATTTATTGGACCAACACCAATTGATTTTGATAAATATGTAGATAATAATTGTGTATATCCTCAGTTATGTAATTTAAATGTAAAAGAATTATATGATAAAGGAATTCGTATGTTTGGAATTGTTTTTAATTTATCTTCTCATGATGAAATAGGTTCACATTGGGTTTCTCTTTTTACAGATTTAAATAAAAATTTTACCTTTTATTTCGACTCTTGTGGTGATAAAATGCCAAAAGAAATA